CCGCGCTGGCCGAATACTGCGACGGATGCTGGCGGATGGAAACCCGCGGGCACTGGGAACGGGAAACGGGCCTGTTTCACTTTGAGTGGAGCTTCGAGGTTGTGGGGTGAGGCGAAATGGCATTCAAATGCATGACAGAGGGGATGGAAGAGCTGGTTCAGGTGATGGATCAGTTAGGGAATGCCGGGCGAGCAGCCGCGGCAGCCGGGCTTTATGAAGCGGCCGGCGTTTACGCTGACGCGGTCAGCGGGGCAGTCAATGGGATTGCCGTGGAGCCGTTCAAGTACGCAGCGGGCGGACGAAAACGGAAACCATCCCCGGAAGAGAAGGCGGCGCTGAAGGGCACCGCGGGCGCGGGTGTCGCGAAGTTCCGGAAGAACGGGCTGAGCGTGAACACCAGCGTTGGATTCAACAATTCAGGCTACGCGCTCATAGGCGGGCGGCGGAGCAACAAGGCCCGGACGAACTATCGATACGACGAAGCAACCGGGAGGGTCATGCATGCCAGCAAGGCGGGCAAGGGATCGAAGAATGTCAAGCCGATCCCGCTGATCGCGAACTCCATCAACAGCGGCACATCATTCATGGACAAGCAGCCGTTTTTCCGCAAGGCGACACGGCAGGCCGCGAGCAAGGCGGACGGTGCTTTTGTGGCGAAGGCCACGGAGGTGATCCAGGCCGCGGCGGTCGTCGGGGAATACAGCGGCCGGACATATAAGAACTGGCTGGATCTGCAACAGCATGGATGGAAATACGGAGATTAAGACAAATGGGAGGGATATAACATGGCAGCAGGAAATCCGAAACAGCGGGTCGGGATGATGTATCCGATCTGGGCTCCGCTTCAGAGCCACACGGAGGGCAGCATGCCGACATACGGCACGGGCATCCGGCTGATGGAGGCCCGGACCGCTACGGTGACCTTTGAGCGCAACGGAAACGCCGACTATGGCGATAACCGGATTGTGGCGGAGGACAACGGCGCGAGCGGCATGACGATGAGTTTTGAAAGCACCGGCATCAGCAACGCGGCGCGGGTCGCGGTGCTGGGCGAGGAAGCCGGCAGCCAGGAAATGGGCGGCCAGTGGATCACGGATGCGCCGACGCCCTATGGCGGCTTCGGCTACATCGAAAAGATGCTGAATGAGGACGCGCAGACCTTCAGCTATGAGGCGTGGATCACGGTCAAGATCCATTTCAACGAGAACACCCACACGAGCCAGACGCGCGAGGGCCAGACCACATGGGGTCACCCGACGCTGGACGGCCGCGCGATGCCTCTGGACATCGACGGGAGTGGGAAGCTCAAGTTCCAGTGGCACGGGAACTTTGCGACGCTGGCGGAAGCCAAGGCGAAGATCAACTCCGTGCTCAACTATACGCCCTGATCGGGCCGCGGGAACAAATACGGGGGATCCAGAGATGGGTTCCCCGTTTTTGTGGATTGAAATCAGGATTTTTTTATGATCGATCAGGAAGTTTTAAGGAAGTATCAGGAAATGTCGATTATTTGAATAAGGAGATCTGGAGAAATGACTGAAATCACGATGGGCGGGCGGACGATCCAGCTGCAGTTTACGAGCTGGGAAATGATCGCAATCCAGGAGCGGATCGGGTGCACGGCGGCGCAGCTGAGGGACGAGGTTTTCGGGCTGCATCTGGAAGACGAGGAGGACCCGGAGAGCTGGGCTATGAGCCTGCCGAAGGATGTGGAGAAGCTGAAAAAATTCGGGACGCTGATCGAGATCCTGGGGAATGCAGGACTGGAGGAGCAGGGGCAGGAGCCGGATCTGACGGAGAAGTGGATCCTGCGGCACATGCGGCCGGCGGAAATCATCCAGTATGCCATCCTGGCGACGCTGGAGATCAACAACGGCATGCGCAGCGAAGTGGCGGAGGAAAGCAAGAAGGAGCAGGCCGGAGAAAAGGTCGACGTCATGGTGGCGGAGGAAGACAGAAAAAAAGCGCCAGCGAAATGACGTACCGGCGAATCGTTTCGTGCGGACTGATCGCCGGACTGAAGAGAGAAGAAGTGAACCGGATGCGGCCGGGTGAGGTGCTCGACTATTATTATTACCGGATGAGATATGACAGTATGTTTGCGATTGGGGGCTAAGAGATGGCAGGGGCAGGGGTAAATTATAAAATCGGCGCGGATTCGAGCGCCTTTAAGCAGGGCGTCAGCGAAGCCCAGGCCAGCCTCAAAACCCTGGACGCGGCGCTGAAGGTCAACGAGGCGAGCTTCAAGGCAGGCGGCGACGCGCAGATCTACATGCAGCAGAAGACGCAGCTGCTGAGCGACAAGATGGCCAAGCAGAAGCAGCTGGTCACGCAGCTGCAGCAGGGGCTGAAGCAGATGCGCGAGAGCGGCGTGGCGCCCACCAGCGTCGAGTATCAGCAGCTGGAGACACGGCTGCTGAACGCGCAGACGGCCATGCTGAGCACGCAGAGCGCCATCGACGGCCTGGACGAGAAACAGCAGAAGGCCGCGGGGAGCGCCGGAGAGCTGGCCGGGGCGGTGAACGGAATCGGAAAAAAGCTGAGCCTGGACCAGGTCATCAGCGGGATTGACAGCATCACCGGAGCGCTGGAGACGGCGGGCCGGGTGGCCAAAGCGGTTGGAGACAAGATCTGGGAAAACATCGTGGACGCGGCCAAGCTGTCGGATGATTACGCAACGATGGCATCGACTTACGGCGTCGACGTGGAGACGATCCAGAAACAGGTGAAGGTCTTCGACACGATGGCCGACACGAGCATCGAGGCGTTTTACAAGGCGAAGGCGCGGATCTCCAAGGCCATCAGCGATCCATCGAAGGAGCAGCTGGATTATTTTGAGATGCTGGGGCTGGCGAGCCGGGAGACGCTGACAGGCAAATACGGCGAGCAGACAGAGCGGATCAACTGGATGGTGAAGAACGGCGAGGACGCGCTGTGGGAAGTTGGCCAGAGACTGCGGCAGGCTGTAGAGAGCGGCAAGATCAACCAGGACATGGCGGACACGATCTCCCAGGCGTTCTTCTCCAGGGGATTCCAGGAGCTGAATCCGCTGTTTGACATGGGCAAGGATGCCTTCCAGGCCGCGGTGGACGCACAGACGGCGGCATCCGAGAAGGCCATCGAAAACAACGCAAAGTTTAACGACAGCATCGACTTGCTGAAGAAGGACTGGGAGACCTTCAAAATCGAGATCGTCGGGAGCATCACACCGGCGCTGACGGACGCCACCACGAGCCTGAGCGGACTGATCAACTCCTTTACGGAGTACGCGAAGAGCGAAGAAGGTCAGGAGCTGCTGAAATCCATGGGTGAAACGGCGACGGCACTGTTTAAGGATCTGAGCGAGATCGATCCGAAGGAAGCGCTGAAAGGATTCACCAGGGTATTTACGTCACTGAAGAATGGGATGCAGTGGGTGGTAGACAACAGAGACGGCGTTGTGGATGCCCTGAAGGTGATTGTAGGCGGCTGGGCTGCGCTGGAGCTTACTGGCGGCGCTCTCAAGGTTTGGCAACTGATCCAGGGCGTGCACGGGCTGTCGGCCGGAGCGGGAGCCGCGGCAACGGCAGGAGCGGCGGCCGGCGCTTCCTGGGGCGGCGCATTCGCAACCGCAGTGGCCACAGCGGCTCCGTGGCTGATCGGGCTTTATACGCTACTCAATCCGAGCCCTGGAGACAAGAACTTCGACACGCTGACAGACGAAAACGGCAACCTGACCGAGGGCGGACAGGACGCAGAGGCGCGGGCGAAGGAAATGGCGGAGATATCCAACACCGTCCACCTGATGACGGAAGAAGAGGCGAAGGCCGCAGAAACCAGGAAAAAAGAAGCGCAGACGATCGACTTGACGTGGGAAAACATCAGCAACACGGTTAAGGGATGGCTGGGGATTCCGACGGGCGGAGGCGGAGGCAGCAGCGCTTTCGAGCCGCCATATACTGTCCAGTGGGAAGAAGGCGGCGCTCCTGGTGAGGCGCTCAGGAATCATATAAACAGCGATGATCCGATCAATTTACCGGTCAAGGCCGATGTGATCGAAGACGCGGCGGATTTGGCCGCAGAGATTGGAACAGTGGATGTTCCGGTGAGGCTGGTGCTGAGCGGCGCCGGATACGGCGGGAGCGTTGGCGGCGGTGTGTTTGATCTGATGCTGGATATGTTTGGCCGCCATGCCAATGGGCTGTGGTCCGTGCCTTTTGACAACTACCCTGCCCTGCTCCACCGCGGGGAGCGCGTGGTCCCGGCGCGGGAGGTCAGCAGCCGGTCTTATAATTCGAATCTTTATGTCGAAAAAATGATCATGAACAACGGGACGGATGCTCAGGGACTGGCCGCGGCGATGGCGGCGGCACAGCGGCGGAGGATGAGCGGCTATGGATCCTGAGGACGTCGTGATGGCTGTTAATATCATCGGCCTGGTGCTGATTTGCGCGGCGATCTGGTGGAGGTTGTGATGGGACAGAGTTATTTTATTTTCAACGGGCGAGACTGCCGGGAGATGGGCGTGAGGCTGACGTCGCCGCTGGAGCTGGTGCGGCCGGAGGAACGGGTGGAACACATCCAGATCCCCGGCCGGGCCGGAGATCTGACACGGCTGGAAGGCGATGATGTCTACAATAGCTACATCCACACGGCGGAGATCAGCGTCCAGGGCGGGGTCAATGTGCAGAGCGTGTTCAACTGGCTGAAGGGCTCCGGCTATTTGACAACCAGCAGCGAGCCGGACCGGAGGCAGATGGCCAGGGTGATCGGCGCGATCACGCTGAACAAGGAAAGCAAATACCTGGATATATGGAAAGGTCAGGTGCAGTTCTATTGCCAACCGTTAAAAGAATTGCTCTGGGAGCCGACACAGACGCTGACGGCGGCCGGGACGATCAACAATAACGGGGACGTGGCGAGCCGTCCGATGATCAAAGCGACGGCGAGCGGCGGCACGCTGAGCATCACGCAGAGCTGGACGGACGGAGCCTCCAGCGGACACACCAATCTCAGCATCCAGGGCCGGACGGCCGGGCAGGTGATCTGGATCGACTGTGAGAGCATGGAGATCTGGGACGAGACGATGGGCAATCTGCTGACGGTGTTCGCGTCCGGCGCG